AATTACTGCTTCTGATTAAACGTCTTGTGGTGGTTCTTCGTCCAACCAAATGAAATCAACTTCTGTACCTTGCCATGTCTCCCGACCCTGTTCGTAAGTCTTGAGCACGATATTAGATTTAAGATACATTGCTAAATCTTATCGGGCGAATAACCCCCGAGCCTCTATTCAACCCTTGGAGGGAATAACTTCAAACAAGGGTAGATAGAACAAACAAGGATACTGGCGACGGTGCAGACTCTTCGGTGAAGAGTAAGTACAGTAGGAAAGAGCTCGTGACTCTCAAAAAACATTCCTTGTAATACGATAAGAGATAAGAGTACCCTCACTTAAGAAGTAAAGCAGACAAGTTAGACGTACAAGTGGATACTAGATATAGATACTATAGACTAGATATACTGCACTTGAGCTAACTAGGGGGGTAGGGGTTTATCTAAAATTTAAAAGTAATATAGATTAAGTACCTAACTAAATTTTAAAATAATAAATTATCAAGAAAGAGGAGAACACAGTGAGTAAAAAAGGTGAGTATATACCTCGCAAAGATAGAGAATATATTAAAAGAACAGAGGCAGAAGACCCAACCAAATACCCTCTTACAGTAACAAGAGCACCAAGAGCTAAATACACCAAAGAAGAAAGAGAAGAAGAAGCTGATCCAAAGATACTCAAGAAAGTAAATCAGAATGTAACAAAACCTATCATGCGTCTCAGTCGCTTCGGAAGACCTAAAAAATATACCCCAACTAAAATGAGAAATAAAATTAACGATTATTTCTGTCATTGTGAAAAAAGAGATATGGTTCCTTCAATAAAAGGAATGATGCTTTATCTTCAAATGCAACCAGAACAAATTTATACTTATGATAAATATCCAGAGTTTAAAGAGTTGCTTACTAATGCTCGTATGTGTATTGCAGAATGGATGGAATCAGATGTGTATCAAGCAAAAGGGCAAGCAGCAGGTAAGCTTGCTTATATGCAAAACCTACACAACTGGTCAAATAAAAATGAAACAGAAATAAAAGAAAGAGAAATTACAGTTGAAGAAGCACAAGCTAAGATTGCTATGCTTGCTCCTGCTCTTTTAGAGATGTTAAAGAATCCAGAAATACTTGCTATGCTAATGCCTAAACCAGAAACTATAGAGCTTGAATCTATAAAGGATGCTGATAAAGATGAGTAAACTATTAGATAATCTAACAGTATCTTTAGCTGAGACATATACTAAACAGCTAAATGAGCAGCAACGCAGAGAGTTGATGAAAGCTATTGAAATAGTAGCTACTAGTCAACGCTATAACAAAATAGATTCAATGTTTAAAGATCAAGGTGATTTTTGTAGAGCTAAATATAAAAAGCACATGGAAATAATTAAAGCTGGCGCTTCTTATAGACAACGTCTATTTATGGCTGCTAACCGTGTAGGAAAGTCAGAACTAGGTGCTTTTGAAGTTTATTGTCATGCTACAGGTAAATACCCTCATTGGTGGGATGGTAAGAGATTTAACAGACCAGTAATGATCTGGATAGGTGGAGATACAGCAACTACAGTTCGTGATATTCTTCAAAAGAAACTGCTAGGGGATATTGGAGATTTTGGTTCTGGTATGCTCAGAAAAGAGGATATAGTTGAAACAAAAACTAGAAGGAACGTACCAGACGCTATTGAGACTATTCGAGTACAGCACATTACTGGTGGGGTGTCTAATATCGTGCTCAAGACTTACGAACAGGGTCGGGAGACATGGCAAGGTACAGAAGTTGATTTCATTTGGTTGGACGAAGAACCACCACAAGACGTTTACTCAGAAGCAGTAATTCGTACTATGACTACTAATGGGGTCGTTCTTTTAACATTTACTCCGTTACGTGGTTTATCTGATGTTGTTTTATCTTTCATGGAGTCTGACCAAGCTGCTAAAGAATCTACTAGTAAGTTTACTGTTATAGCTACTTGGGATGATGTACCGCACTTAACTAAAGAAGCAAAAGAAGAACTAATCTTAACAATACCACCAAATGAAAGAGATGCTCGTTCTAAAGGTATTCCTGTTATTGGTTCTGGTCGTATTTATCCTATGGATGCTGATAAGATTGTAGTCAATGATTTTCCTCTTGCTAAACACTTCCCTAAAGCTTATGCTCTAGACGTTGGTTGGAATAAAACGGCTGCTCTTTGGGGCGCTCTAGATAGAGATACAGACGTACTTTATATTTACTCAGAGCACTACGCAGGAGAACAAGAACCTATTATGCACGCAAAAGCTATTAACTCTAGGGGCGCTTGGATAAAGGGAGTTATTGATCCAGCTTCTAGGGGGCGCAGCCAAGTAGATGGAAGAAAGCTTTTTGATATGTATTCTTTACCAGAAAATAGAGGTGGGTGTGGACTAAAAATATATCCTGCTGATAACGCTGTAGAGGCTGGTATATATGAAGTTTGGTCACGTATGCAAACAGGTAGATTAAAGATTTTCAAATCATGCACAAACCTCCTTAAAGAGTTATCCCTATATCATAGAGATGAAAAAGGTAGAATAGTTAAAAAGAATGACCACTTAGTTGATACACTTAGATATCTTGTTATGAGTGGTCTTCCTATTGCTTCTTGTCAATTAGAAGTAGTTCCACGAAGAGATAATGTAATTAACTATGAGGCATGGTGCTAATTATGAAATATAAAGTAGATATGCAAATGCAGCAGCTTACTTTAATAGAAAAACTAGATAATGGTTTTTGGTTATGTGCTTGTTCTTGTGGTAACACTTGTAAGATACATAGAGCAAACTTAAATAGACAAAAATCTTGTGGTTGTTTACGTAAAGAAAATGGCCTTAAGTGGGGAAAGGCTTATGGCCCAAATCAAAAAACAAGGTTAATACATGGACATTCAGTACATACAGGAGTATCTAAATACTATAATGCTTGGTCAAGTATGAAAAAGCGTTGCTATAATCCAAAAGCACAACAATATGCACATTATGGTGCAAGAGGTATTACTGTTTGTAGTGAGTGGTTAAATTCTTTTGAAGCCTTTTATAAAGATATGGGTGATGCTCCCACTCAAAAGCACCAACTTGATAGAATTAATAACGATGGTAACTACGAACCTAATAATTGTAGATGGGCTACTTCTAGTGAAAATCTAAGTAATAGAAGAAAATTCAAGAAAAAATAATTATAGACGATATTTAATTATAAGTAAAGGAGAATCAAATGGCAAGTCCTAAAGAAGTCCTTCAAAAAGTAGTTAAATATAGTGAACCACATTCTAGTAAGAATGTTATTTGTGAACTTATATCTAAAGCTTTTACTACACGAAATCTTCTTCATTTTGCACATTGGAATACAAAGAGCTTTGCTCAACATTCGGCTCTTGGTGATCTCTATGATGCTATTATTGATGATATAGATGAAATAGTAGAAACATATCAAGGCAAGTATGGTCTTGTAAAAGAACTTTATACAGAAGCAACTAAACTACCTTCTGATATTTGCAAGCATGTTAAAGATGAAGCACAATGGGTAGAAGATAATCGAATGTTTATTTCTCAGGGAGATACAGCAATTGAAAATCTTATAGATACTCTCGTAGGACACTATCACAAAACAGTTTATAAGTTGGAAAATCTATCTTAAAAAGGGAGTATTTATGGCAAATCCATTTGAAATCATGAAAAAGGCTATGGGAAACAAAGGGCCACTAGGTAAAGAAGGGGCCGCACCAGCAAAAGAACTACCAGCTTTTCTTAAAAAAGGCAAAAAAGACGCAGGTAAGAAAATACCAACAAAAAAGGGTTAATCTATGACAGTAGCCTCCATGAATCTACAAGAAACACTTGCACAAGAGGAAGCTAAACAAGCACTTCGAGCCAAAGAAGATGCTGTTTTAGAGGCTACTATGCAAGAAAAACAAGAAAATGTTATTAGTAAGCTCTCTCTTCACGTAGATAATATCTGGAAGAAGGCTAGAGAAGCTAATAAAGACCCTAGAACAGAGATGATTGCCTCTTTACAGCAATGTAAAGGTAAATATTCTGATAATAAACTAGGGGCTATTCGTGCTTTTAAAGGATCAGAGCATTTTATTCGTAATGCAGAGAATAAAGCAAGGGCCGCAGAGTCTTGGATCAAAGATATCTATCGTGGAGACTCTGATATTCCTTGGACACTAGAACCTACCACTATATCTGACCTACCAGAAGAGACTCAAGAAGCTATTATTGCAGAAGTTAAACAGAAGAGCATAGAACTTATTAAACAAGCTGCAATTGTAGAAGCACAATCAGGTATTCAAGTACCAGAAGCAGCTATAGCCAAGCATCTTACAGAGATGCAAGGTAAATTAATGGATGCAGCCCAAAAAGTACAGACCAAGCAAGCCAATGATCGCTGTAAACGGGCTGCACTCATTATAAAAGATCAGAATGAAGAGGGTGGGTGGAATAAAGCCTTTAAAGAATTCCTTTGGTACTTTACTAGGACTAAAGCTGGTATTATAAAAGGCCCAATTCTTTCTAAAAAGAAGAAACAAGTATGGAAAAAAGATGTGGATGGTTCTTTTAGTTTAGATACTGTTGATACACTTGTTCCTGATGTTTATTGTGTTTCTCCTTTTAACTTCTTTCCAGTAGCAGGTATGACTGACCCTAATGATGGTGATTTAATTGAGATTCATACTCTAACAAAACAATCTATTACTGATCTAATAGGTGTTCCGGGTTACTCAGAAGACAATATTCGTAGAGTTCTTGCTGATATAGAAGGTAATCGTCTTAAACCAGATTGGATTACTATTGATGATGAAGAACAAGTTAAGCGAGTAGAAAAGAACGCTAAACAAACACAACACTCTTTATCTATCCCAAAAACAAAAATACAAGCTATGGAGTTTTGGGGTACTGTTCCCGGTAAATACCTTATTCAATGGGGTATGGAAGGTGAGATAGACCCTGAGATGCAATACCAAGTTGATTGTTGGAAAATAGGTGAGCATGTTATTAAAGCTGTTTTTAATCCAGATAATCTTGGAAGAAAACCTTATCATGTATCTTCTTGGTCTAAAAACCCTGCTTGGATATGGGGAGAAGGTCTTGTAGAGTTTATTAAAGATATTGAAGAGATTTGTAATGCTATTGTTCGTGCTCTTGTGAATAACATTGGTATAGCAAGTGGCCCTCAAGTTGAAGTAAATAAAGATAGGTGTGATGATAAATCACCTATTTATCCGTGGAAGAGATGGGAATCTACTTCTGCTCAAATGAAAGAAAGTGCGGCTATTGCTTTCTATCAACCTCAAATGCAAGCTGAGTCCTTAGTGAACGCCTATCAGTTTTTTGCTAGACTTATGGATGAACACTCAGTACCAGCATACGCTCAAGGAGCTTCGCAGTCGGGCGTAACAGCAGGGACGGCTACTGTGTTTACACAGCTCCTTGCCGCTGCCAGCCGCTCTATTAAAGCAGTTGTAGCTAATATTGATGATGATATTATAACACCTTATATTTCTATGTGTTATGATTACAACATGAAATTTAGTGAAGATGCTTCTATTAAAGGTGATGCTAGAGTTGTAGCTAAAGGTGTTGCTGGTCTTCTTGCAAAAGAACAAGCTGCTAACAGAAAAACAGAGTTTCTTAATGCTGCTGCAAATCCAACATTTAGTCAAATTCTTGGTACTAAAAATATTTCTTATATGCTTAAAGAAATTGCTAGAGCTAATGATTTGGAACTACCAGATGAAGATCACTTTGATAAAGTAGGGGATTTCTTAGATCGTCAAATGATGGCTACTATGATGGGCCAGTCAGAAGATGGTGGTGATGTTAATGGTCAAGTAGATGCTGGTGGTACTCCACCTAAAAGTGCTGTTAATGGGCCAGATGGTAACCCACTCGGATCAGCAGAACTACAACGAGGAGCATAATGTCTGAGATTAATCTAAAACAAATAGCAAGACTACAACATATTTCAGAAGGTATGGAATTGTTAGAGTACTTAGATCAAACAATTAAAGATACTTATAAACAACTTATTTATTGTAGTCCAGAATTAAGAGAAGTGTTTGCAGGTAGAGCACAAGCTTATACAGAGATTAAAGATTTTATTATTAATGCCGACATTATAACTAATGATTTAGTGCAACAAAAGTCTCAATCTGAAATGGCAGGTTGGGCATCTTAATGGAACTTAATTCTTCTTACCTTTAAATAGGCGAAGAATAATTCTAATACAAATCGGGATATAGGTTAGCCCTACCCCAAAAGGAGAAGTAAATGTCACAATCAGTAATTCCGTCCCAAGTAGAAGAAGCAGCAGAACTAGCAGAAAAGTTATTTGAGCAAATGAACAAGGCAACAAAAGTAGAAGAGGAAGAAGAGATAACGTCTGATGAAGACCCCTCTGATGAAGAAGATGATCTTGAAGATGAAGAAGAGATTGAGGAAGAAGAGGAAGAACTTGATCCTAAAGAGCTAAAGAAATGGCGTGATCGCTACCTTACGCTCCAAGGTAAATATAATGCAGAAGTTCCTCGACTAGCATCTCAACTTAAAGAACTTCAAGAACAATTAACTAAAGCCCCTTCTAAAGAAGTAGCAGATGCTTCTGTTGAAGATGAAGATGATTTTGAAGCTGTATATGGTGCTGATTTTGTAGATAATATTCGCAAACTTATTAATAAAACCGTACAGCAAGAAATTAAACCTGTTACTGAAAAAGTTGATCTTGTAGAAACTACTCAACGTAACGATGCTGCTGAAAGCTTTAAATCTTATTTAGATGAAAATGCAGAGGGATGGAGAGATTTGTGGGAAGGTAAGGATAAGGGCTTTGTAAAGTTCTTAGAACAACCAGACCCATCAGGTCTATACACAAATGGCGAACTACTCGGAATGTATAATGAGAGATGGGACGCTGATAAAATGGTAAAGTTATTTAATTTATATAAAGGTGATAAAGCACCTACTAAACAAAAAGAATCTCTATCTAAAGAGCAAGAAGCTATGATTGCTCCTAGTCGATCTAAAACAAATGCTGAACCAGCGTCTAAAGAAAAGAAAATCTGGACTCAAGACTCTATGAAAGAATTTGAACAAAAAGATAGACAAGGTAAGTACTCAGATGAAGAAAGTCAGGCTATGTGGGCTGATCTACTTGCTGCTGCTAATGAAGGTAGAATTCGCTAACCTAATTATGGAGGAATAATATTATGGCTGTTTATCCTGTCGCTCCCGGTAATCCAGATTATAGTTCAACATCAACTAATGCGTATATCCCTGCGATTTACTCTGCTCTCCTAATCAAGAAGTTCTATCCTGCTACCGTATGGGGTGAAATTTCTAATACTGCCTATGAAGGTGATATTAAGAATAGTGGAGATACTGTGTATATTCGCACTCGTCCAACCATCGAAACCTTTAGCTACAAAAAAGGTATGGTTCTTCCTATTCAGAATCCAGAATCTCCTTATGTCACTCTCAAGATTGACCAAGGTGAAGGCTTCTCTTTTGCACTTGACCGTGTAGACGAATTCCAATCTGATATTAAACTTATGACTACTTGGGCAGAAGATGCTACCGAGCAGATGAAGCAAGTTATTGACCGCAAGGTTCTACAGTTCCTTTCTCGTGGTACTGTAAACGGTGCTTCTCTTGTTATGGGTGGTTCTTATACTTCTCTTCTAGGTACAACTGCAACTCTAGGTACTTACGCTTCTCCGGGTACTGATATTTATAGTGCTACTGTAGCTACTTATGCAACGAACCTTCTAAATAGGATTCTAACTTATGCTCAACTTCTAGACGAGAATAATGTTCCTGATGATGATCGTTTCGTTATTTTACCTCCTGCTGCTATTCAAGTACTCAAGCAGTCTGATCTAAAGCTTGCTTATCTAACTGGTGATTCCATATCTCCAATTAGAAATGGTAAAGTTGGTATGATTGATAGGTTTAAGATTTTCTCTTCTAACAACCTAGATCGTAAAGCTGCTAACCAAGCAGGTATAATCTTCGGACATAAATATGCTACTACCTTCGCAACTCAAATTACAGAGTCTCGTATTATTGAGAATCCTTTTGCCTTCGGTAAAATGATGCAAGGTCTACAAGTTTACGGCTTCTCTGTTGTTAAAGGCAATATGATTGGTGTAGACTTCCAGCAAATTTCTGCTTAATATTTAACTAACGGGGGAGCTAACTACTCCCCCACAACTATATACTTTTAAAGATATAAAGGAGATATAATATGGCTGCTGTTTCTAATCAAACTATTACCGAAAAGCGTACAAGTGCCGCTGCGGTAGCTACAAAAGAACATGCTGTGTATACCCGTACTGTTACTTTTGCACTCACAGGTGGTGAGACGGCTGGTACTGCTAACCTTACAGGCTTTACCATTCCTAAAGACACACTTATTATGGGTGGATCAGTTAAATTTTCTGCTGACCAAGGCGCTACTGCTACCTTTAAATTTTCACTTACAACTGATGGTGATTTCTGTACTGCACTTGCTTATAATAGTGTAGCCCGTAAAGCACTTAATGTACCTATTCCTCTAGTATCAACTGATGATCGTGTTGTAACTTATACTACTGCCGCTGCCGCTGTAACTGCCGCTACTGTAGAACTTACTCTTGTTCTCTGTGCTGTAGGCCCAAAAGCTACTGATATTACAACTTATTCTAACTAATAATTAGAGTTCCCGAACTTATCGGGCTTGTGAGACTACCTCTCTTGGTAGCATGGTATGGGGGCTTTATGCCCCCTTATCTTTAACAACAACTTTTAAGGAGACAGCAATGCCCTTGTTTATGAGAAGAAAAGGTACACAATTTAATGGCCCATTTAATCCAGATGTCTATGAAAATGATCCATCAGAATACGAATTATTTGATAATATTGAAGACCTCCTAGAAAGTTTAGGTGTTGTAGATGTTAAACAAGAACAAAATGAAGTACGCCAAGTAAATGCACAAAAGAATAATCTTGCAATGAATGAAGAAGATAAAATGTCTTCTTTAGTAAATGCAATTAATCTTTTACCCCCTAACCTATTTATTACATATCAAGGTAAAAAACAGCCAAAGCTTAGTGATGTTGAAGCAATAGTTGGTTTTAAAGTAAGTGCTAAACAACTACAACAAGCAATGGATAAAATAGAGGATAAATAATGAACTTACGCCAATTACGAGAAGAGGCTTGGGATATAGCAAGGGAAACGGCTACTAGAGATGGGGATCGCCTATGGCCTATTAAAGAAATGAATCGCTATATTAATCGTGTTTATCGACAAATAGCACGAGAAACTAAATGTATTCGAGATGCAGTTACTCCCGAAATATGTAGAATAGCCTCTACCGTAGTTGATTGGACTACTTATGCTCCGGGAACTGATGATTATATCTTAGCTAATGATATAAATTCTTGGATATATCAAAAAAACGTAGCTCCTTATATTTATGATTTACATCCATTAATCTTAGATATAGACGAAGTTAAGTGGTCTGCAAAAGCATGGAGACTTACTAAAGTCTCTGTTAGTAAATGGCAAGTAAATCCCTTTTGGGAACAAGTAATGGGGATGCCTACTGAGTATGCTACTGATTTATCTAATAATAAACTAGCTTTAAATTTTAGATCAGATCAAAGTGATACTTTAAAATTAATAGTGAGACGCTTACCTATAATGGATTTAGGTAACGATACAGATATACCAGAACTTCGTTTACATTATCATGACTTTATGATTAATGGTATTCTAGAACAAATGTATTCTAAGCAAGATGCTGAGACTTTTGATGGTGAGAAAGCAGTCAGTTATGGTGCTAAGTATCTACGTGATATAGATGAAATTAAACAACAAGAAACTATTCTAGATCAGAGATTAAAAGTAAACTTTAGTATGGATGCTTTTAGATAAAAAGGAAACTCTATGGCTGATAAAGGTTCTGTAACATTAGATTATAGAGGTAACTTACTCGGAGCACAATTTGCCTTTGCTGGCATGAGCTTCCTTATAGACCCTGCGGATATTGATATATCTACAGGGCTTTGTGCTGATATAGTAAACTGTAGTATTGATTACTCTTATAATGTAGATAGACGTAGTGGTTCAGTACGAGTTGCTAGTGGTAATGTCACTACTGCTTGGGCTAATGATACTTATATTTATTGTATTAAAGATAATAGACTTAATACTTTTAACGGAACTACTTTTACTCAAATATCTAATATAGTTTTAGCTAATCATGTAGAATTTAAACAAGTAAATAATATTGTAGTTTTTTCTGATAATTCTGTAATAGGTTATATAGATGGGACTACTGTAGTTCAGTTAGATCATCCTTCTGATTGGGTTGATGTTACTACACTACCTACTTGGGTAGAAGATCATTATCCAGCAGATTTTAGTGATCCCGCCTCTAATTTTGAAGTAGACACTTTTAAGTTAGCAACATTAGCTGGTAGATGTCTTGAATATTTTAATGGTACTCTTTATTTTTCTATAGGTAACTTTATTTACTGCACTAAAACCTTTGATATTGCACACATGGATATTAGATATAGTGTTGTAGCTGGTTTTCCTGCAGATGTAACTATGATTGCTAGAGTTAATGATGGTCTGTTTGTAGGAACTACTCAAGGATTGTATTTTTTATCTGGAACAGGAAAGAAATTTGATAGTGAAAAAGGTAATTTAGGATTAAGTTTTAATCAAAAACAACTAACAAACTATCCTGTAATCTATGGAACACAATACAGAGTTCAAGCTGATTTAGTACCACAAACTAAAGCTAATAATACAGTAGTTCTTTTTGCTACAAATCTAGGAGTGTTTGCTGGTCATGATGGTGGGCTATACACTAACCTATCTACAAATCAGATTACGATGCCTTATAGTTCAGAAGGAACTGCATATTTTAGAGAAGCTAACAATATTTATCAATATGTAGTTTGTTTTAATACAGCTAATAATTTAATTAGTGGTAATGCTATTAATCCTGCTTCTTTAAAAGATACTTGGGTTGTAAATACAATTAATAGTGCTCATAGTAGATACACTAATTTTGTTTATAACAGTTTTTTTAAATATAATAATGAACTTTATGGTTCTAATACTTTAGGTATTTATAAATTAACAGGAGATATAGATTATAGTGGTACAACTATTACTAATATTAATCCTCAAATAGAGGCAGCTATTACTACTCCTACAATAGATTTTGATAAAAGACAAACAAAGGCAGTAAGTGATGCTTATATTTATTCCAGAAGTTACGGGGATATAATTATTAGTGTTTCTGTAGATGAAGGAGAGCTTCGAGAAGGATTACATTGTCATTATGATAATAGAGAAGGATTGCATCGTAAACGAACTAAGATACCTAGGGGCTTAAAAGGAAGTAACTGGAAGTTTATTGTCTCAAATATAGATGGTTCTTATTTTAATATTTTTGGTATGGATATAACTGCAAAGACTTTAAAAAGAACAATATAATATGAAAATTATTACAACAGAAAAAATAGGAGCTATTTTAAAAGCAATAGGAATGGGAAAACTTCTTTTAGATAAATTAAAAAGAAGTTCAGATAATAAAGCAACCACAGTAGTTCCTGACTTTAGTTTTCAATTAGATATCAATGGTAATCCTATTTTAGATGGACAAGGACACCCTGTATATGATACCCTTGGCCCTCTTTATTATGTAGAGGCAAAAAAAGATGATTCTATTTTAATAAAAAATTTAAATAGTTTTGATCTAAAGAGTATAGTAAATACTTTAGGTAGTAATGGAACTGGTTATTCTACTATAGATACAAATAATAGAGTTATTATTAAAGAGTCTAAAATTAATTGGGGTGGTGGCAAACCACCATTTTATTTATTTCTTGTTTATTATAATGAGACAACAAAAACATATACTCCATTACAAACAAGTGAAGTATTAAATGTAAAAGATAGCGCAACATTATTAGGGTCAATTGGCTTACCTATAACATATATAAGAGAATATAATTTAATTCTTAATAATTATTCTGATTTTGCTTTATGCTCTGATTATTCTATAGACCCCTCTGATCCAGCAGTACAGCATAATTTAGGTATTTTAATTGTAGATAGTACAGGCATCACTAGTGCAGACCATAATAAATTATTTTTACCTTTTATTCCAAAAATAGGGGATAAATTACTAAATATTTATTCTCAATATGGGTTTGAGAGTATTACTGCTCCCTTTATTAAACAGAACACTAGTATATCAACAACATATGGGATTCCAATTACTTTAGCTACCTTTGCTGCTAGTGGCTTAGTTCCGGGAACACGAGGCACAAGTAACACAGCCCTTGCAGGAATTATAAACCACTACTATTATAATCCAGATGTTAATAATTTGACTAATATAGTAGGCACAACTTTAAATGGCTATACAGGGAGTACTCCAACATATAATGTTGTTCAAACAAGAACTATTTTTAGCCCGACCGATACAACTCATTATAAAGAAGCAACCTTAGATGCAAATATAATAATAAATCAAGCACAAATTAGGGCTGTACCAACAAGTAATCCAGCCGTTAGTGATGTCTATGGTTTTGTAACTTGGGGTTCTTTAAAAGCAATGGGCAGTTTTTTAACAAATAATAGTTTAGCATTACCTAGTGGCACTACTAATTTAAGTTCAACTGGGCCTGCTGTGGGATTAGATTCCACATTTGTTCCTGCATTTGGATCTACTTTTACTGTCGTTAAATTTTTTGACCACTCAAATCCTAATTATACGCCTACGCATATAGAAATACCTACATCAGTTACTATTAGTAAATATACACTATCTTCAAGTGATTATAATATTCAAGCTTTTTTATTTGGTGTATGGGGTATTACGGCAGGTACAAATAATCATTGCACAGCAATACCACAATTTGAAATTAGAACAGCTTATTATAATACAGTTACACATTTACTGGTAGGTGGTGTTTTTTCAAGTTCTCGTAATGGATTCGGAAATTTAATACAAGATAATAGCACTCCACCAGCTAATGTTGTAAGACTAGTAAATATACGTGGTTCCCAAGCAGGAGATAGTAATTATAATGGTATGCCAACAACAATGTTATATGAAAGTTCTGGAATTTCGTTCTAATATAAAAGGAGTTTTATTATGGCAATAGATAATAGTGTAGTCAATACCCAATATGCAGCGGCAGCAGCATTAGTAACTAGTGCAATTAATAAATTAAATTCAATTGCTGACACAGTTACTACAACTACAATAGGAATTGTAAGCGATCAAACTGCTCCTAGTGCTAGTGGTTATTCTACTGTAGGAAGTTATATTACTAGTAATATTGCTTCTGGTAATGCACCTACTTTACCTAGTTATTCAACTACAACAGCTTTAGTTGCTAAACCTACTCTTACACTAGGTTCTACAGCCGATATAGATGCTTTAGCTGCTAATGGGTTCCCTGTAGCTGAAATAGTTTCTGTTCTGAATTTAAACGCTGCGACACAATCAGCTATAACTGCGTTAAATGCACTTACTTTAGACTTCTCTGGTTCTCCTGTTGCACCTTCTACAGTAGGTTTAACTACCTCTTTATGGTCTGAAACATTTTGGACTAATGTAAAATCTGAACTAGGAACTTATGTTAATTCTATTTTAGGTGCTGATGATATAGACGCAGCTTTAATAGTACTAACTAATGATACAACTAAGATGCAAAATGCTATGTATGCTGCTGATCTAGAAAGAAAACAACAGGCTCTTAGGGATTTAATCAGTGCTGCTAATTCAAATACTGGCTCTGCTGGCTTCTTATTTCCTAACATGATGACTACTGCATTACATCTTGATGCACAACAGAAATATCAGTTTGATTTATCACAAGTATCTCGTGATCTTATTAAAATTATTACTGAATGGGCAAAAACTAATTATCAATTTACTCTTGATAAAAGTATTTCAGCACACCAATTAGATATAGATTTTAATATGCGATATATGGATGCTCTTATAAAAGTGTATGAAGCTACTTTAAGTAAGATATTCCAAGAAGCTAAAATGAAACTTGAATATGCTATTAGTAAGGTTGATGAAGGGATAAAAACCTACTTAGCTCAAGCTGATACCTATATTAAGGTTTTAGTAAGTAAATCAGATGTTTACGCTAAAGAATCTGATACTTTAATTAAAGCTTTTGCTACTAATACCGATATTGATGTAAGAAGATATTTAGCATTAGGTGATGTAAATTCTAAAGATGCTCTTACTGCACAAGAAATAAAACAGAAATATTATACCATTATTTCTGAATTAGCAAAAATACAACTTGCTGTTTATGATACTACTGATAAACACGCTCTTACTAAATACTCAGAGAAGATTAAAGAGGCAGTTGGAGAGAATCAAGTTGTAGCAAAGATGGCCTCTGAGGGCGCAGTAGCTAAACTTCAAGCAGCAACAGGAGCAGCTACCGCTGCTGGAAACTTAGCAAGTTCAATTTCATCTTCTATAGTACAAATAGCTTCCGCTTAATTAAAGGAGTAATTATGGCAACAATTGATGATAATATTCTTAAATTATTAGAGACCTTATCTCCAACCCAACGGCTTAAAAAATATACAGACTCACCAGTAGCTAGAGGTCTTTATGAGACAATGAATACTGTTGCTGGAAATCCTATAGACTCTTTTAAATCTAAGTTTGGAATAGGTGAGGAAGCTAAAACACCAGCTATAGCACCTCCTTCTGTAACACCAGCTCCTATTAACCAAGCTCCTGTAGCCGATTCTCCCGCACTTGAACCTGTTAAAGAGCTACCTATAATTACATCAGGTAAGCCTGAGAATACATATCAAACACAAATGCAAGCATTTAATACTAACTTTTTAAATAAGTTACAGAATATGCCTAAGAATCCTTTTGAAAAAGGAACCTCTGCTTTAGATTATGTAAAACTTATGAAAGAAGGATTAGCAATTCCTCAAGCAAGGTCTGTTGCTGAATCTAAAATTAGATTATTTGGTGATTCTAGAGATGATCTTTTAGCACAGAAACTATCTGACAAGAGTGTTCGTATTCAAAATGAAGCAGTTGCTCCCCTTATGAATCTAGCTCAAGCTACTGTTCCTATTGAAATGAAACAACCAATGGAAAAATATAATACAGATGTAGATGCAGCTAATAAACTACTTTCTACACAAGCTGGTACTTTTAAAGAAACAGATGCTAATGATATACGAAATCCAATGACACAAGCTAATTTACTTTCTAAAAAAGCTGGTGTATTAAGTGCTATGTCTACTGATGAATTAAATAAAGCACATGCTAATTATTATAATAAACAAGTAGAAAATGAAAAAGGTGTTGGTAGTTATAAAAGTGATGAATGGAAACAGCATGTTAGAGAACAAGAATATCTTAAAAAGAATCCAGAAGAGGCTGTTGAATTTGGTGCTAGTAAAGCAAGCCCTAAGAGTGTAAAGGTAGATGGTAAACTGCAATCATTACCACTTGTCCCTTATATTCCAAGATCAAAGCAAGCTATTGCAGATCAAGCACTAGTTATGGTTCATTCTAAAAAACCAGATGAACAAAAAGTAGGTATTAAATTATTACGTGAAGCTGGACTACTAATGCCTTCTAGTGGAGCACTACAATACTAAGATTAGGAGATTCTCTTAATGGCTGATATTAACGAACTTTTAGAACAACGTATACAAGAATTATCTAATCCTAAACCTAAAGAAGAGAAGAAGGTCAAGGTAAAAAGTAAACCTACCTCTTTTGACTTCAGTAAATATACTTCTCAATCCGAAGAAGAGCCTTCTCATGTTGGAGAAGCTGCTAAAGCTTTAGGTAGGGCTGCTTTATCTATTCCTGAGTTTGCATCTAATGTTCTGCAAGCTGGTGCTGGTGCAGTTGGTACTGCTGCTGGTGTACCACTTAGTGAGAACGTAGTACGTAATTATCTTAAAGGTGGTACTGATGAAATAGCTATGATGAAACAAGGCTATACACCAGAACAAGCTAAAGATATTAAAGAGGGTAGATTACAGCCATTAAAAGGAACTCTTGCTCCTAGTCAAGAATATGCAGAAAAGCATCCAGTTGTATCTACATTAGAATCCCTTCCAGAAAGTGTTGCTCCACTTGTCTATGCACCTCTTCTTGGCCCTGCTATGCCAGCGGCTTTTGGTGCGTCTACTTTAAATAAAGGTATTGCTAAACAAGAAGTAGAACATCCAGAAAGAAGTGATTTATCTAAGATAGGTAGAGCTTTACCTGCGGCTGCGGCTGAAACAGCTTTATTTACAGCTATGCCCGGTGTAACTAAAAAAGCAGCAGAAAAATTAGGTTGGGAAGGTGCAGGAAGAACACTAGCTGATCTAGATGTATTAGGTAAAGGTACTAAAGTAGGTGGTAGTGTTGGTAAATCTGCATTACAACGTGGTGCTATAGATACACCATACCTCTTTGGTCAAGGTAAAGTAATTGCTGGATTAGAGGCTGCAACTGGTGTTAATACCTTAGATGAATTTACAGAAGGATTTAAACCAGAGAATCTAGCCAGAGAGCTTGCTTCTAATTTTGCTATGGGTGCTGGATTTGGAGCACTTCATGGAGCTAAGTGGAAGAAACAAGCACAAGAACTAAATACACTAGCTACACATCCTGATGCTACTATAAGACAAAAAGGAATTGATTCAATTACTGGTCTTCTAGAACAGAAAGGCTATACGGAAGAAGCTAAAGCATTTAATAAGAATATGAAAGACTATGAGACTGCAAAAGGATTTGCAGATGCTTATGGTACAGAACTATCTGAAATTAATCCTACTGAACTAATTAATAAAGATGTATTGTCTGCTATTGAATTAATTAATAGACCAGAACTAAAAGATAATAAAAATCCTGTATCTCTCTTAGATAGTGATACACCTATTAAAAAAGTTATTAATAGGAGTCTTGGTCAAGAGACTACAGATATTTCTAAACTTACAGATGAAATTAATCAAACTAAGCAAGAAGTAGTTAGCCCTAGTGGTAATCTCCAAGCTCTTGAGAAAGTAGCAGAAGGGCCAAAACTTACTTCTAAAGAAATATTACCCGTTCTTTCTGACCCTGCTAAGATTAAAGATGCTGTATTAAATGAGATGCCTATAGCTGATAAAGCAACATTATCACCTATGGCACTACATAATCTTGTAGCACATCTTAAAGCAGGAGAACTAGTTGAAGTAGAAGGTAAATATTATCCTACTCAAAAACTAGCAGATAGACTAGAGAAGACTCAACAGAAAGTAGATAAAGTTAATAAAGCTTTTGAGGCTAAAGGTGTTAAAGCTAGAGTAGGTGAAGAAGCTGTTACTACAACTACAGAAGGTAAACTTACTAGAGCACAAAAGAGTGAAATCAATAAAGCTAAATTCAAAGCAGAGCAAGAAGCTAAGAAAACAGAGAAGGTAGCTTTACCTAAAGAAGAAAAACCTGTTGTAGAGAAGGTTGCTAAAGCATCTGAACCTAAAGAGACTGTAACTAAGCCTGTTGAAAAAGAAGCTAAACCTGCTAAAGAAAAGAAAGCTATAGTAGATGATCTTGCTTATGAAAAAGATGAAACTTTTAAAGCTTTACCAAAAGCACAAAAGAAACTTATTCGTGAACAAGATAGAACAATACGCAATGATGTTTGGTCTAAGATAAAAGAAAAGATGTCAGGTGAAGTTGCAGAGCCTAATAAGAAAGCAGAGATAAAGGCCAAAGCTAAAGAGACAAAAGAAGCTAGAGAAGCAGCACCTAAAAAGACTTTAGAACAAACTAAAGCTGGTAAAGACTTACGTGCTAAAGCAGATACTTTGTCTTTTGAAGATTATAGTAAAGCTATGCAAGACCTTTATGGCGCTAGATATGATGCTAAAACTACGCTATCTACTTGGAACCATGCAAATAAAAAGAGTGATGGCACAAGAACACCTCAACCTAAAGCAACTACTAGAGCAGAGAAACCTACTAATGTTATTGCAACTTCTAAATCTTCAACTGATTTAGTATCCAGAATTAACTCTAGATTAAAGAAAGGATTTAATACTGTAAGAGATAAGTATCATTATATCTTAGAGTTAGAAAGACAGTTAGGTAATTCTCTTGACCCTGAGAATAGAAAAACATATAATGAATTATTTAAAATAGTTCCAGAACTAGAAAACTTATTCCGTAATGCTAAGGAAATTAAACGTGAAGGTAAAAGTATATCTAGAGAACTAAAGGCAGAGAAGCGTAGAGAAGAGTCTGTTATTGGTGAGAAAGCAGAAGCACCAGAAGGTTATGTTGCTGCTCTAGAAAGACAAGCTAAAGAAGCTGTAGAAACAGAAAGACTAAAGAAAGAAAAGATAGCTAAGACTATTAAAGATAAAAAACTAGTTGATGTTAAAGTTATAGAAAAGGAAGTTAAACAAGAAGTCAAAGAAAAGAAAGAAGTACCTAAAGCTAAAGTAGAACCTAAAATAGAAGAAAAAGAAGCACCTGTTTATGATAGAGAAGAAGAAATTAAATTACAAGGTAAAATTAGAGCAGCAGAAAAGAGACTAGCTAATTTAGAAAATAAAGGAGCAGATGAATCTCTTATTCGTCAAGCAGATATAGAGTTAGCTAAACTAGAAGAACAAATAGATAGTATGAGAATGTCTGTTCAAAAAACAGAAGTATCTTCTAACGAACCTGTTGTTACAGAAAAGCTATTTAGCTCTGCTTCAAAAACTGCTCACAGGGATTATGAGAGGCTTTTAGACAGTGATTTATCTATAGGGGCTAGTCAGAGTATACCTAAAAATATTAAAGGCTTTGTAGAGCAAATACAGAAGCATTTTAACCTAAAAGGAAAACTATTTATAACATCTAAATCTGATGTTGATACGTCAGAGTTAGCTAAGATAGCTACATTTCAGAAAATAAAAGATTCTGAGCAGGGTTATGTAGGTATGCTTCTTACTATGGGAAATGGTAGTAGGATGGTTGTACTTAATGATCAGAAGATTAAAACTAGTAAAACGCTTGTTAGAACTTTATCTCATGAATTAGGACATGCTATTATTAATGATTATTATACTAGTGCGTCAGAGGCAACTAAATTATCTATTAATAAAGATATGCAATCTTGGTTTAATAAAATGCAGAGGGGTGATAATGCTGCTTTAGAAGAGTTATATCAAGAGAGTGGAAAAACTTGGACGGACTTTAAAAGAGAATATGCTAGTTATTTGAATAAAGAAGGAAATATTTTAGCTATAGCAGGAACTAAACGCCTTGGCTTATTAAATGAATATCTTGCAGAACAAGTAGCTAAATATATTAACGAAAGACACTCTAGGCCAGAAGGTGCAGTAGCTAGATTCTTTGCTAATGTAGCGGAACAACTACGTAATATTTATAATGCTTATAGAAATAATAGTTTACAGAATAGACAACCTGTTGATTCTATTGCTAAATGGTTAGATGATTTAACTAACACTAAAAAAACAGCAGTAGAAGCAGTTTACGAAGAGGCTGACTTTGAACCTAAGTTTTCTAATGTAGGTGAAGATATTAAAAACCTATATAAGAAAGGTGAAGAGAAAATACCTAAAGCCCTTAAAGCTGATTATGAATTAGCAAAGAATAGAACTATAGAAGAAACTTCTGCTGTAAGTGAATGGTTTAAAAGAATATTTAAGCCATACTCAGGAGCTAGTAATGAATCTTTAGATGCTGCTTATAAAATTAAGGCAGTACCTAGCAAGAGAGCAGATCAATTTGCTATTCATATGGGACATTATATAGACCCTAAAACAAATAAAACTATGAATCTACTTGAATACTTTGCAGGTAAGTCTTCAAAGCAACAAGTAGAGTTTATGGATAAAGCTAGAAGAATGGACGAGAAAGATGTTATAGAAGGCAACTACGAAAAGTATGATTTTACTAAAGAAGAAATAGCTTTCTTAAAAACATCTAAAGAATATGCTGACGTAATATACAATGAACTATCTGAAATACTACCTAACTTACCTAAGAGAGAAGCTCACTTTGGTCTTGCACTTCTTTGGGACAAAATCCCCGGAAAGTTACAAGATACAAGTTTTGCTGAAACTAATTTTGGAAAGAAGTTATTAGGTAGTAAAGGGTTTACTAAAAAGAGAAGTGATAAAACTATTCAAGAAATGATAGCAGAGGGTGGCGTATTAGCTACTAGTAATCCTATTCAGACTGTAACTAATTATATTAGAGAAGCTACTAAGTTTACTGGTGTATCTCAAGTATTAGAAGATATGCAAGTTAATGGTACTGCTAAATACTTTAGTGCTTCTGAAAGGGCTAAGATACCTCAAGGTTGGGAACCCCTTAATGCAAGAGGTACAGAATTATTTTCTAAAGTAATTACTCCTAAAGGATTTAATGCTAAATTACCTACAGGAGAATATATTACTAATACTAAAGGGGAACCTAAATTATTTAGTAATAAAAAAGAACTTAAATCTGCTATAGAAAAAGCTGGATTTAAAATGGAAGATGCTATTATTGAAAGAGATAATCAGCAACTATTTAATTTTGCAGGTTACTCTCTTAAAGAAAAAGATGGTACTGTTATTATGTCTGCTCCTAATAAAGCTACTCTTGAGAAGTATTGGGAGAAGCATATTGATTCTATTGGGGAAGATGCTAAGATTTCTCCTAAATATGTTCCAGAACAATCTACCAAAGCTGGTAATTTGTATTTCCCTAAAGAATTTGCTATGATGATGAATAATTATCTATCTAGAGATTCTTTTAGAGCTAATCCTATTGGTAAGAACTTAGCTAAGATGAAGAACTTTTATACTAAATTAGAATTAGGCTTATCTGGTTTTCACTACACAGTTATTAACTTAGAAGCTGTTGCTTCTTATGGTTCTTTAGCCTTACAAAGAGCTATTATGGAAAAACGACTATCTGCTTTTAGTAATACTGCTAAAGGGATTGCAGGAGAGAATAGTCTTCATGCAATGATGAAAGAGTATATTCGTGATCCAGAGCAATTTAACCCTAGTTCACCTAAATATGATAAAGCAATGAATGAAGTTATAGAACGTGCTTTAGGTAAAGGCGTAGGTCTAGGTGAAATTAAAGAACAGTTTTATAATGCTGGTGGTCTAATGGAAGCAGATTTATCTCTTCGTGGTTCCGAGTTTTCTAGGTATCAAGGAGTAAGTCCAACATTAAATCCATCTAAAATTAAAGCTAATATAAAACAATATACAGATAGACTTAAAGCAGATGGAATAGATTTAGAAGATGGTAAATCTAAAGTAAAAGTTATTGGTAGTACTTTAGGTGCTGTAATGGAAACTTCTACTAACTATTTATTTGAACATTATATTCCTAAAATTAAGTTTGCTTTCTTTGCAAAAGAATATGCTTTTGCTATACAAAAACAAAAAGCTGCTATAGAAGCAGGACTAGTTAATAAGAATCAAATTGCTAGAGAAACTATGTCTTTTGTTGAGGATAGGTTTGGTGAAATGAATTGGGAGAATCTATGGCTTAATAAATCGCATAAATCTGCTATTCAATTCTTAATGCGTTCAGCTACATGGAAATTAGGAACTGCTCAAGCTATGTGGAAGGGTGGGAAGAATCTTGGTCAATTTTTATACACTGGTACTAAAGGAATAGTAACAGGTAAAACAGATAACATAGTTAAATTAAATACCCAAGGTGCTTGGTTAGTTTCTATTGTCGCTGTTAATGCTTTAATGGCCTCTATTATTCAAGGACTTGCTTTAGGAGAAGCACCTAAAGATATTAAAGATATAGTCTTTCCTAGATACACAGAGCGTGATCCAGAAGCTAGGGCAGTAATCCCCACATACTTAAAAGAGTTCGTAGCAATAGGTAAATCTATTAAAGATGATCCTTATCATGTTCCTATGCATTGGATTAAAGGTGGTTTCAACGGCTTTCTAACTAAAGTATATGATGTTGCTAAGAATAAAGATTATTTTAATACTCAAATTCGTGACCCGGAAGAAAATATGTTACAAAATGCAATTGATGTTGGTCTATACGTTTTTCCTAAACCTTTCTCTTTAACTACTACAGCTAAAGAGATTGAATCTGGTGAAGGTAAAACTAAAAGTATTCTTCGTGGGGCTATGGGCTTTACTAAAGCACCTAGTTATATTAATCAAACATCTGCTGAACAAGAAGCATTTGAAAGAGCACAAGAAGCATCAGGAGCTAGAACTAAATCCCCTGAGAAGTTTGAGCACATGAGAACTGTATCTAGGATAGCGGGTGATGTTAAACTAGGGAATATGAATAGTTTTGAAGAGGCTATAGCAGATGGTACTTTATCTAAGACAGATATAAAAACAATTAAAGATAAAGCTACTATGCACCCACTAGTACGTATTGTAAAAAGATTGCAATGGGCTGATGCTGTTAAAGTTTGGAAGAGAGCTTCTGAGGGAGAGAAAGAGCTAATTAAAGCAGAGCTATTAGAAAAATATCACAACGCACTTAAAAACAGTGCACCAGAGGAATTAGAAAAGATAAAACAGCAAGCAATGCAGATTTTTGAATAATTTACGATATTTAAATATAAACAAAAACTAAAGTAGGAGTGAATATGGATTATCAAGTACTAACAGGCAATTGTGCAACATTAGGAAATAGTGGGGCAGTGGGTGGTACTGTTGTAGCTACCTTATCTAGTATACCACAATTTGTGCAAAATGCCCTATTAGATGTAACTCCGGTTATAGCTAATATAGATAATAATGGGGATTTTACTCTTACTTTAGTTAAAGGTTCTTGTGTTAATCTTTTAGCTAAAGACTCAAATAACAAAACCTTTTTTGATGGTTCAATGAATATCACTTATAATGATACAGCTAGTATAGGTTTATATTTACAAGCTAATCCACCTAGTATTATTAATGCAGAAATATTAGATGGTAATATTCATACTCTTCAATTACATAGAGCCAATGCTTCTGCTTGGACTATGGCTAATCCTGTTTTATATGAAGGTGAAACTGGTGTTGAACTAGATACCCTTAGACTTAAGGTTGGTGATGGTGTTACTCCTTGGAACTCTTTAGTTTATTTTGGTAATACAGGTGAACCAACTAATGCCATTACTTTAGATTCTACTCCTATAGTTCCACCTTATATTGAAGGAACTATGTATTGGAATAATATAGATCATACTCTCAACGTAACAACAGATAATCCGGATGTATTAATGCAAGTAGGACAAGAATTACACGTTAGAGTTTGGAATGGTACAGCATCTACATTACTAAATGGTACTGCTGTATATCCAGTTACTACAGTAGGTTCTTTATGGTCTGTAGATAAAGCAGACTCTTCTATGGAAGATTCTACTATTGTAGTTGGAATTGTAACAGCAGATATCCCCCCTAATTCTGAGGGGATTGTTACTTCTTTTGGTCTTGTACGAGATTATGATACTTCTGCTTTTGCTCCTCACGCAGCCCTGTATGTCTCCCCTACAACTCCGGGTATGCTAACAGATATTCCACCAGTACCACCTAATTACAGTATTGTTGTTGCTAGGGTAGTTACTACTGGTGTGAATGGATCAATACTAGTTAGATTAGGTGATCCTGATGCTAATATTTTATCAGTTAATAGTAGAACAACAGAAAAAGACCCTACAGGTTGGGTAGAACCAGAAAATATTATTGTTAATTACGATACTACAAATAGAACTGTTACTTTAACTGGTGATCTACGGTATATGTTTCAAGGCAGTTTAAAAGAATTAACTTCTCCTTGGACATCTTCTGCTCATTCTGCTGCTGATGGTGCTTACTTTCTTTATTCTACAGATGGATTAAATTTTAATTGGTCAACTACTGTTTGGGCCTTCACTGATCTAATGGTAGCTAGAGCTTCTATTCTTGCTTCTCCTGCACATCAATTTTGCATTAGAGAAGTTCACTCTCTTATGGGTTGGAGATCACATGAAGAGTTTCATCAAACTTTAGGTAGTTATAGACTTTCTGGTGGTGGTCTTACTGCCGGAACTTATATTACTAACACAGCAACAAATGCAGCCACAACTCCCGGATTTGATGTTGTTGTTTTAAAAGATGAAGATTTATATACAACTATACCAAGTTGGACAGAGGGTACTTATACAACTGCTTATGTTAATGCAACGAATCAATTAGTTTTTGATACAGCTAGTTCTTACCCTTTTAAAGCAGGAGCTAGTTTTATTCAATACAATAATACTATCACTGGTGCTATGGTAGATGGTTCTAATAATAATTATTATAATGTTTATCAATTATTATTACCAGCAACAGCAGATAATAATAGTCAAAAATATAGAATGATTATGGTTCAACCACAAGCTAGCTATCCTACTTTAATAGCAGCACAAGCTGAAACACCGCTTAATTTAAATGTAGGTAATTTAGCTAATATTTCTTTAGAGTTTGTATTCTATGCAAGAATAACTTATGTTACTTCTTCTGGTGATGCTAACTTTGGTAAATGTCGTATAGCTACTAATGGTATTACTTATTTAACAGGAACAAGAATCAGTCAGAACCAGACGATTACATCCTCTGTTGGAATGTTTAATCCAATGACTACAGCAGGGTCTTTAATTACTTCTACTACAGGTGGAGTACCTATTGAATTAACTAAAGGCAGTGCTTTACAAGTATTGCGAGTAAATGCAGGAGCAACTGCTTTAGAATATTCAGAAGATACAACCCGTTCTCCTATAGCTGGCCCCGGTAGTTCTCAGGCGTTCTCTGTTGGGGCTTTGAGTGCTACTACAGGCGCTTTCGCGGGTAATGTTGCAGTAGGGGCTATAACTAACACCAATGTCGTATACGGAGCAAACCAAATACAAGCATGGAATAACGGTGCTGTATCCTCTCTGTATCTACAGTATACAGGAGGTAATACAGTCTTAAATTACGGTGGTGGTAACGTCCTCGTAGGAACCTCAACAGACAACAGCTCTGGTGCAAAGTTACAGGTAATAGGTGATATTTACACAGAATCGGCAATGGGTATTAAAACATCTATCCATTCAACTGGCTACATTGGTGGTTATATCGCAGGTATTAAAGCTGATTACAATATAACTACCGGGTATGTGTATTGTGCGGGGGCAGCAGGGGCTGGTAAATTAATTGGAGCTGATGATTACGGGGCAACTACCTTACTTTATGCAAATGATACCGCCATAGGTAAGATGTGGAATACTGGTACGGTTACCATCAATTCGCTCATTGACAACGGTACTGGTGCTAGGTTGCAGGTTAATGGTAATGTATCTGCCACAGCATTTAACTCTCTTGGTACAGTAGCCGCATTTAACACAACAGGTGGTGCATATTTAAATGGTAATGCTGGCTCAGATTTTGCCACACTTAACGCTTATCTCAATGCTTCAAACGGAGCTAAATCACTATCATTGAATAACAATGGTGGTCCAGTTCTTGTTAATACCTCAACAGACAACGGCTCTGGAGCTAAATTACAGGTTAACGGTGGTGGTTACTTCGGAGGCAATCTACAAGTTAAGAACGGTACTGGCGTAGGTTATTTATTAGTTGCTGGGCGTTCATCAGATGGTAGAGCAGAATTGGCTTTCCAAAATAATACATTCAGTGCCAATTACGCACAAATTGTAGGTTCTAACGCAGGTTTAGCTTTTAGGGTTGGTACTGCTGACGTAGGCTCGTTTGATACTTCTGGCAACCTGCTTGTTGGGGTTACGAGTGGTGCTTATCACACCTTCTCTAAGAACATGACAGGAAATTTTGTACTACACGCTAATAACTCAGCAGTGTCAGGTAGTGATCTAACCTACAGATCGGATTTAGCCACTGAAAACAACACCGGAAGTGCTTATCATTTCCTTGGGTATACCGGAGGCACAAGCAAGGCGGCTATCTTTGGTAACGGAACTTTCGGGAGTGCCACAGGCGTTTATGGTGGATTATCCGACCTCAAACTAAAACAAGACATCGTTGATGCCGGTTCGCAGTGGGATGATATTAAATCCCTGAGACTCCGCAAGTACCACTTCAAGAATGACCCTGACGGTCACTTACAGCTCGGTCTGGTGGCACAGGAAGCTGAAATAGTAAGTCCCGGTCTGGTTGATGAAATTCCTGATTATGAGGAAGTCAAGACGGTAGATGAAGATGGTAACGAGACTACTGAGAGAGTACCTACAGGTGAAACTACCAAGTCAGTTAAGTACAGCATCCTGTATCTCAAGGCTGTCGGAGCATTACAGGAAGCGATGGATAGGATAGAAAAATTAGAGGCTCGGCTTGAGCTATTAGAAGACAATAAAAGGAGCTATTAAATGGATACCCCAAATTACAAAGAATCTACAATCAGTGGAACACAGTATCAGAGAGCAGTCAGAATACAGATTGATAATCCTCTGGGTGGCGCACCTTCAATCATGTTCTGTGAAGAGGAAGTCTTGGTTATGGGAGACAAGTCAATCAAGAATCTCTGTGCTAACTTAAATGTTGCATTTGACCTGGAGAACCCTCTTCATATCCAAGCATACACCGTTTTGAACGCTATCTATGAAGAAGAGAGAGGCAAGCGTGATGCGCTACTTCAAGAACCTCCTGCTGGGGATTGACCAGCTTGTTAACACGGTCTTTGGCGGTAGTCCTGATGAAACCATAAGCTCTCGTTTGTGGCGATACAGAGAGAATCCAGTTGCATCATTTTGGATTAAGTTTCTAAATCTTTTTGAAAAAGATCACTGCAAAAAATCAGTAGAACCAGATGATCATCATATAGATGACGTTTTAAAATAAAAACTTCAGCAACCGAAAGGAACGCCTATGCAACCTTGTGAACAAACAGCTACAATAACTGCAATACACGACACACTAAAACGAGTAGATAGAACACAAGAAAGATTAGTAGAAGCTTTAGAAAGAGTAGCTGACCAAGGGGCTAGGATAGAAAACTTGGAGGATGTAAAAGATATGCATCATCATGATATTGATATTCTATATAATAGACTACGAGAATCTGATTTAAAACTAGATCGTATTATTCATGTTCTTGATATGTTATCCTCAAAATATGTTATAGGATTTATTACGGGTTTAGTTGGAATGACTATCTTAGGTTTTATTTTAGATATTATCTATCATGCAGATACTATTAAACTGTTTATTAAATTTATGAATGGTGGTTAATATGTTATTTAATAAAGATATGTTTATAGAATTATGTGGTGGTAATAAGCTAAAACCTAGACAAAAAGATGGTTTATTATTTCTTATTAGTTCTATGGAACTAGATAAAGAACTTACTGATATTAGATGGTTAGCTTATCTATTTGCTACAATTCAAAGAGAATGTGCAGATACTTATCAACCTATAGAAGAATATGGTAAAGGTAAGAATAAACCTTATGGTAAATTAATTAATGGTAAAGCTTATTATGGTAGAGGTTATGTTCAATTAACTTGGTTAGATAATTATAAAACAATGTCTAAAATAGTTGGATATGATTTAGTTTCTGCTCCTGAGATTGCTTTACAACCTATTATAGCTTATCAAATAATGTCTCATGGTATGCGTCATGGTTCTTTTACAGGAGTAAGTTTATCTAAATATATTAATGAAACTAAGTGTGATTATATTAATGCTAGAAAGATTATTAATAGTTTAGATCATGCAGTTGAAATAGCTAAAGTAGCAGAGTGGTTTGAACAAGTATTAAAAGACTGTTTAATAGAGGGGTAAACTATGGATATATTTAAAGTATTTAAAGATACCCTTACTGGTATTGATGGAGAAACATATGATATTGTCAGAGTGGGGGTATTTACTACGATTGTTATTATGTGTGCTAATGCTATTACTGCAATGATTAATCAAACACCTATGGACTATTTAGCATTTGGATCAGGGTGTGCAGCTATCTTTGCTGCTGGTGGATTTGGTATTGGACAAAAGGCTAAGACAGAGCCAGAGGCTAAATAACTTATGTCTATAATTACTATTATTAATTCTTTATTAGATTCTAAATTAGTTCAATGGTTATTATTATCTTTTACTATTATACTTATTGTCTTTCTTGGTATATTGGAGTTTAAATTTTATGGACTTAAATTAAGTAATGCACTTCTTTCAAAAGAAAATGCAACAGTTAATTCTGCTTTACAAGTTCAGAATCAAGCTATTAAAAGACTTGGTGAAGAAACAAGAGTTGCAGAAGAGAATATCAAACAGGCGAATAACAAAGCTTCCAAAATTGCCCTAGAAAATAAAAAACTATTAAAAGCTATAGAGCAGTATCAATTTACTGGTACATGCTCTCAGAAGCTCTCTCAGGCTCTAGAATTAATACAAAAGGCTAACTAATGAAACGACTAATATTGATATCCAGTAGGCTACTAAGCGTATCCATTATACCGTTACTCTTATCCAGTTGTGTTAAGTATGTTAATGTTCCTGTTTACTCTTGTCCTACTCCACCAGCTATTGAACTACCTATATTAAAAACAGATAAACTATCTCTTCAAGCTACAGAGAATGAAATACTAGGAGCGATTACTTATGATTTCATCAAACTCAAGAAACTCAATCAACAATGTACTACAATCCTCCAAGGATACTCAACAAAGGTACAAGCATTGCCAATACAGCCCAACAAATAAATGTAGTAATACTAGAGGGGCTTTAGGTTGTGTACCTAAAGATGCTTGTTGGATTAATGCAATAGATTAACAACCAGCTAGTTTTTATAGCTGTGTTTCTTAGTACACACTAGAGGCAAATAAGAAAGGGGGCCGTTAAGCCCCCTCTTTTATTATCTATTTAACCAATACTCTACAAAAACAGCATCTTTCTTAGATAAAGAAATAATTTTTTCATCAGTAACCTTTAAAGCTTTATACAAGCTTTCAGCATCTCGTAATGTACCCCAACCATGACAGACCCAATTATCAGACCAACCTTTATTAATATGAATAATTTCTTCTGCTTCTTCTCTAGTTTTAATTTTAAAAAACCAACGCCATTTATTTAATAGTTTATCAACTTCTTCATTAAAGAGGTTATCTCTTTCTTTGTAAACTAAATTAGTTGCATTATCTACAGCCGTTAAAATATCTTCTCTTTTAACTAAAAATAAACTCACTATAATTGCTCCTTACATTTTCTACAAAGTAAGTGCCACACTATTAAACCCTTTTCTTTTGTTTGAAAATAAAAGCAGGGGTGTTTAGTCCCTGCTCCTATCTCTAATTGGCAAGAAGGACAAAAGCCCTTCTCGCCTTTTGGCCCCGCCATTTAGTAAGGCCACTTCTTACTTGTTGTAGTACTCCTACCCTTCATTTCATTCTTTTCAAACTCACAAGCAGCTACATAAGCATTATAAAGACAAGCAGATAAACCATCTTCAAAATTATGTTCAAAATAGAAGAATGGTTTCATATCATTTATACGACACTCATAAATCTGTTTACCTTTACCATACTCCCCTTCACCTAACTTCTCTGTACGATTAACTATTGCAATCATTTAATATCTCCTAATGCTTGTACTAATAAGTTAGCAATCTGATCTATAAGTTTCTCATGTTCTCTTAGTTGTTCTTCACCAAGAAAAAAGAATATCCAATGGAGTAATTCATGATAAAATATTTGTTGGTGTAACACCTCCGTTATAGGATATGTTTCTAAAGAGGGCTGCATAATAATTTTATAATTTCTATAATCTGCTTTACCTAAACAATCTTCTGAGAAATATAAATCAGGAACCCACTCAACAGTAATTGTATGACCAAATAAATTAAACTGCTCTGGTATTTTAAACAGAGCTTATATTTCCTTTTTAACAATAACTAAAGGTTTTAGTTCAAGAGCTTCTGCTTTATCTAACATACCAATTTGTTCTGTAGATTGCCTACGATAAATATTAATATTAACTTCCATATTCTCTCTACTAGCAGCATCTAAAAGAATATTAAGTTTTTCAACAATAGCTCTAATATCATTTGCAATTACTAATTTATCTTCATAAATATTTTCTGTCATTTTCTTTTCTCCTTTAAGAGTATTAATTAAGGTGTCTAGATAAGTAGGCGGATTATACAAATACTTTTCACTCATATTAATAACAAGCAAATTCTTTAAACAATTTATTTGCAGCTTTTTGATATGCAGCATTAGCTTCTTCGGCTGTATTATAACTACCTAACCAAATACGTTTCTCTAATTTAATTTGAGCATAATATTTCCTTTCTTTTTTATTATAATAAACTCCTTTTATACCTAACTTATTATCTCTTCTAACTCGCATATTTTGTTTATTTTGTGATGAAGTACAGACTCGTAAGTTGTCTCTTTTATTATTTAAACCATTATGATCTAAGTGATCTACTTCTAAACCAATAGGGTTATTTAATAAATCCCTGTGAAGTAGTATAGACTTTTTACCTATTGATCGTTTTACATATTGTCCATCCTTATTATTTTGTATACTCCAAGTATATTGAGAAACATATACAATATCTTCTGCATCTATTTCTATCCACCCATTTGTTACCTTAAATTTCACAAGACCCTCCTATGCAAGCAAGTTCTTTAGCTCCTTGAGTATTATCCTCAGATTCAAAAAGGATTAATTCAGAATCAAAATTAATATCTATTTGTTTCCAATCTTTACATAAAGAATAATATTGCTCTTTTGTAATTTCTTCATAAGGAGCAAGTTGATAATTACCACCATCATAATTTAGAAAGGATAGGCCACAAATAGAGTCCCAATTTTTATAAACCCAAGCCCCTACCTCAACCCACTCATCTTCTTTAATATAAATAGTAACAGAAGGATTACCATCACACCAAGCAGCATTAAACATTTTCCAATATTCTAGTTGTTCTATAGCTGTAAAATGATCTCTTAGTAAAGAGCCTCTTGGAGACTTAATAGGGAAATCAAAAACTAGAGTTGTATGCTCTTCCTTAGTTTGTCCTACTTCATAGTTTGAAGTAATACCTTTACTTATTAATAATTTAGCCATGGGGTCTTTAGCATTAACACGGACTCTACGAATATAGTAATCAGAATACCTAGGATGAATACCACTAGCTGTATTACATAATTGAGATACAGTTCCACTTGGTTTTGTTAGTGTTATCTGTTTAGGTACTGATATTCCTAATATTTGTGAATACTCGTTTGCACAGTCATGAGCATATTCCCGCAAGGATGTTAATAGTAACTCAGTAGTAGTATTAACTTTCTTAAATAAAGTATTATCACAAACGCCTGTTAAACTAACGCCGAGTAATCTTTCTGCCTCACAATTAATCTTCCACTGTTCTGAAACATTTTGAAAGTCTGTGAGGGTTGCTTGTAAACAACCTATTAATACTGCTGACTCAATCTTTTTCTTTATACCTTCTATTGTATCAGAAGGTTTAACAATAACTTCTGATAAATTACACAATTCCTTTGTAAAGAGTATTGCTTCACCACATGGATTAGCTCGTACTTCACCAGCCCTGCGACCTAATTGATCTGCTTTTTTACGAGCAGCTTTAGTATTAAATAAACCACGTTCTCCACTACCAGAACGCATTAAATTTAACCACTCTTCCATAAACATAGCACTATCTGGTTTTTCTGTATATGCTACGGAGTTATTGGCTAAACTACGTTGATGGTTTTCAATATAAAACTGACCGTCTTTAGCATGTCTCATTCGTTGATCTGAGAGATTTGAGAATGATATACAAGCTGATCTTCTAACACCGCCAACTACTACACATGAAGCAATCATACAACAAATATCATGAACTTCTAGACTATTTAATTTATTCCCTTGTGCTCGTTTAAATACCTTTTGAATAAATTCTAGTAGTTGTTTTAGTGGTGCTGGCCCACTACTTCTTCCACCAAATGTTTTTAGTCGTGCTCCTTTTGGTCTAAGTAAGGAATAATCAAAGTTAATATGCTTACCTAGATAAAGGTTTTCTATACAAACATCAATAGCTTGTTTCCAACCTAATTTAGAATCGGGTATTTGAAAAGTATAATCACTATTCTCTATCTGAGGTACTTCTGGTAACTTTACAATAAACTGTCTTTCTACACTAAATCCAACACCAGTACCATGCATAAGAATATATAACATTTCACCAAAATCTTTTTGATCTTCTATTGCAATAAAAGCACAATTATATGCTGCAAAATGATTGTCTTCTAAGGCTGGTCCTGCACTCCATAAGCAACGCATAGAGGGCATAACATCTTTAGTAGCTATTTGATTCATAGCTTGATTAAAAGTATCTTTCAGTCCAATAGGTACTTTTGGAGCAAAAAACTTTGCGTATCTATTTACTGTTTCATTCCAAGTCTCACGTCTACTTTCCTCTTCTATCCATCTAGAATAGGTTCGTTTATAAATAAACTCTGAGTATAGTTTCTGTATCTTTTCTGTTTGCATTAAATCTCCTTTTTATTTTAGAAAGAAATCCCCTACTAAAAATTAATCTAGTAGGGGAGTAATATAAACCTATTTAAACTAAATTACAAGAGAATTATTTTAGGTTCTTCTGGCATAATTATTTGAGCATCTTCTATGCCAGTGCTACCAAAACCCCCTGCACCTCTTACAGTATCAATAAGATCATCAGTGATATCCCAAGCTGCTTGTTCTACTTTGTTAAATACTGCTTGAGCAATCCGATCACCTTTAGCAAAAGTAGCTGGCATTGGAGAGAAGTTAATAAGAAGAACAGCTACTTCGCCTCTGTAATCAGCATCAACTGTACCCGGTTGATTCATAACAATAATGCCATTAGAAGCTAGTCCTGATCTAGATCGAATCTGCATTTCATACCCTTGAGGTACTTCTACTGCAAATCCAAGATCAATCTTAGCAAGACCACCCGGTTCTAGAATAAACTCTTCTCTACAAGCTAGATCACAGCCAGCACTACCAGCAGTTTTATACTCAGGGATAACTGCACCTTCTTTAAGTCGTTTGTATTTAACAGTAATATATGGTTGCGGTTTAGCTTTCTTTAGTTTATTACTCAACAGATTCTCCTTTATATTTTAATTCAATAAGTAAGTCTATAAAATGTTTAGCTTTTTTCAGATCATACAGCCCATTCTTTAAAGAATGTCTACAAATATACTTAATAACACATCCCTCAATAAAAGGAATATTATTAACGGTAATAAACTCTACAGGTTGAATCTTCATCTGTTTGTAATGATTGCCAGAAACTTGTATATCTAAAGGACTTGCTTTCTTTGTATCATTTAATTTAAGTCTATCAAAAAATTCTTTATTAGGTAATTCATATCTTTCATTATTCAGCAATATCGCTCCAAAAGTCTTCGGAGTAGGTTGATTCCCAATCTTTGATAGCTCTTGTAATTCCTCTGTGAAATTCAGTGTCCTCTGGTCGTTTCCATTCAACATAGTTTTGTGTCTCCCAACCGCATGATAATAGTTTGTTTACTGCTTGAAAGTATTGTGCCGTGGCTAATCTCATTTAGTATCTCCTTTAGTGTTTATCTCCCATATACCTTCGTTTTAAGTATTCCATTGAGATTGGCAACTCATCAAAGGAACCGTTAGAGACTTCGTTCAAGAACCAAATACCCCTCCAATGAATATTTGTTTGTGCATTTAGATAATCCTCATCGTGAGCATAATAAGAGCCGCTGATTATGCCTGTTAAACGCTCACCATTTGCTTTCTGAGCGTATGCAATATCCCTACCCTGCTGATGTCCTGCAACACAACTCATGTGATGCTTAGTAAGTAACATCTTAGCTGTAGTAACAGGCCTACCTAATACACCAGATGTGAAGAAGTGACTATAAGCTATACCATCTATCTCAATGACTTGAAGATAAGGTATTACTTCCCAACCAAACTGTTCGTAACCTAAATCTTTAACACTAATTAAACCGTCTAACTTAGGGTCAAGATTAACAGCACGATCAATTCGATTCTCATGATTACCAAGAAGCATAACCATTCTTGGTTTCCATTGTTTCTCTTTATTTTTAATTAATCTGGCTTGTTCTCTACGGATAGGTAACATAAATAAACTCATAGCTTCTTTAACAACAGCTACGTCTTGAGTATATCTACGTCCTTCAAAGGCTTTTGTTCCTTTATCATAGGAAGATAAAGAAGGCATATCAGCGAAGTCACCTAAACAAACAATGACCTCTGGTTTCTTTTCAACAATATACTGTGCGGCATGTATCAAATGATCTAAAGGAACTCCGGCTTTAACTTGACAGTCAGGAATAACTGCATGTCTTTTATTAGTCATTAGGTAATATCTTCCTCCGTAGTCTCGAAGAGTATCTCTTCTTGTTTATTTGTAGAACAGTTTAAATTCTCACACCAATATTCAAAACCATCAGTGAATAAATATGCTTTGCAAGTAGGACAACGATGAAATACTTTATGTGGTTGTTTCATAAGTAACCCATTCTGTAGGAAATTGTGGATTTTTTAGATCAGAAATAATAGCATAAGGTATCTTATGTTTCTTAGCCCAATCAGAATATCTAGACTTTCCCATCTTATTATCTGATTGAAATAAAAAATAGATAACAAGGTCAGGATTACTAGCTTTAATTTGAAGATGTTTAGTTCTATCTGTAGAATTAAAATAACCTTTCGTTTCAATTATTTTATTATCTACAATAAAATCAGGTGTGTAAATACCTTTTTTAATTATGGTATTACAACAAGGGCAGGATTGTTTTACATAGGAGATTTTTAAGGTTTCATACTCGTAGGGGATATTTTTACTTTCTAAATCCTCCATTATTTTTTGCTCGAATCCGCTTCTTCCTCTTAGATTCTTTTTCGGCTTTCTCACGTAATTTTTCCTTTATTAAAAGAGATAAGTCAAACTTTTTTTCACAGGTATATTTATGTTTGTTCTTAAAATATTTCTTTTGTATTGGAATCAGATTCTTTTTTAAAATAAACTCTACAAATGGTTTCATTTCCTCTATAAAAGATTTATTTATAATACTAATATTAATCTCCTTTCTTCCTTCCACCTTTGTGATGTGATGGGTCAATTTTATTGTGGCCAGCTTTAGTTGTAATCTCTAGATTAGAAGCTTTATTATTACTTGGATTAGAATCTTTGTGATGCACAATAGCTCCCGCAGGAAGTGGGCCACCGTTCATCTTTTCTGCTTGAATCCTATGGGCATATTTCCAGCGCTCAGTACCGTCTTTGTTCTTTCCTTGATAAATCTGAATATGACCAGAAGCCATCTTTTTTCCCATAAATACGCTCCTTCTTTAATGTTCTATATTATCTTCAATCCCTGCAAAGAAATCTTCTGTACCTTCTGCACAACTGTAACCAAGAATTACTTCTTGTCCATCCATCTCTATTGTTAATGGAATAATAGTAATATCGGTATTAGTACATTTTTCTTTAATTGGATTATTAAAAACACAAGTAGTACATTTACAATTAATCAAGGAAAGCCTCCATAATAGTTGTAAGAGGTACTGGATAATAATTATGCATCTCAACACTAACGCAATAACTATTAGCACCAAGACGTAATCCTAATCCATGAGTATGTCCATGAATAAATTTATGTTCTGTTAGAACCCCTGCAACAGCAGGGTCATGAATAAGAGTCCAAATACCTAGTTTCATTGAAGTATGCACACTTTCAAAACCCATCTCTACAAAATCAAAAGCAGGAATAAAATCATGATTACCTAGAATTAAAATATGTCTACCATTTAAACTCTTTAGAATATGTGCCGCATCTTTCCAATGACGAATAAAAGCAAAGTCACCGAGATGATAAGTTACATCTTCTTTTGCTACCACTTCATTGTGATTTTTAATAATTGTTTTATTCATTTGATCTACTGATTTAAAAGGTCTACCTTCTCGTCTACCACCAAAAGCTTCTTTACCAATAATATTACTATGATAATAATGTTCATCTGCTGTGAACCAAATTTTACCCATTGTTTAAATTCTCCTTATAATCTTTATATTGACTACAGTAATCTCGTACACTACAATAGCCATCTTCACATCTGGTACGTTTACCGCATCTTGTTTGAAGATAATGATCTTTATGTTTATCTTCTAATTCCCATTCTGCTTGATCTTTATCATCAAATACTTTTACTGCTGTCTTGCGACCTACTTTCATAAGAGCATACTTAGTAGATTGTTCCCACATATCTTCACTAGAACATTCTGGTAACTGGTCGTCTGTTAAATCCTCTGCGGCTTTATGGTGAGCTAATCGTTCTGTCATTTCTTCTTCTGCTTTATCAGCCCCCCACAATGTAAGAGGAATAATAACAATAGGTGTTTGAGGATAGCTAGGATTCTGTTTAGCTTTATTTTTATCCCAATCTCTAAGAATAGCACAGATTCTTAGTTGTCGTACCTCATGCCCTTCTGATCTAAACAAATGGGCATAGAAATTAAGTTGTTCAGTCCACTCTTTAATACGAGAACCATATACTAGAGTCCAAGCTGACGTAACTTTATAATCTGTAATGATTTGGTTATTATAATGATCAAATTTACCACCAATACAACGATCTAGTATTGTTACGTATAGTCTTTCTTCTGTTTTAGCTTCTTCATGTGAACAACGATCAAAGATATCATGTGCTATTTCACCAAATAAACTAAACACTCTATCCATAGCGTCTTCACTTAATTCTGAATAATATCTGCGAGTTAGTTGTGTAATGCGTGGCGGCTGCAAAAGGGTTGTGACACTATAATCTGATTTTCCAGCATCATAATTATTTTGTGCAATGGCAGTATAAATTTCATGAGGTAAATTGTGTTTATTTGTTATCTGCATAATGTATCTCCCTATGACAATTAGCACAAACTAAAATGCATTTAGCTAATTCTTGGTCTAATATTTCTTGTGGTTGCCTATATAAATAAGAAATATTATATTCTTTTTCTTTAGGATTTAAATGATGAAAGTCATAAACATACCAAGAATAAACTTGCTTACATATAAAACATACATCACCTAACTTTTTTATTAAGTGTTCTTTAACTTGCTGTTTTTGTAAGCGCACTTTTCTTGAGATTTTTTCCTCATGTTTGGTATAATACACTTGCTGTATTGCTCTTCTTTTTTCTTTATTCTGTTCCCAATACTCTTTATGCTGCTCTTTATATTTTTTATAGTTTTCATGTGCTTTTTTACTTAGCTCCTCTTTAGAAAAACGACTTTTATATTCCACAGCTATTTCTTTTTTACATGCTCGGCATACTTTATAGTATCTAGTAGCTGATCTTTTATCTCTATAAAAATTATCTAAAGTTTTTTCTTCTTTACATCTATTACAACGAATCTTATCCATTATACCATCCTTTCTACTTCACCCTTCGTGTCTTTTACCATCAGGGTCTACAATATAATAACCACAAGCAGTACAAGCTTGTAACCCACATTGTACTCCCCTAGGTGCTTCACAACCTTTAGGCCTATAAGGATTCTTTTCAGATTTAATCATAATGTTTATCCTCTAGTTGTCCTTGATATTCTTCATCATAAACTGTTTTTACATAATCAGGAGTAGACCAATTATTAAACATATTAGAATAATAAACAGCTTGTCCTGTTGGGCAGCAACTTTCTGCATTTTGAAAAAATGTATAGTTCTGTTGACAGATACTGCATTTATAACTCATAATTAAATCTCCCATATTTCTGTGTAAACTGAATCACCGCATTGGTCACAAGTTTCACTTACTTTATTATCTGTTTCTTGTATAAGATTAAGTAGTTGAGAGATAGTTATATGTTCTTCTCTAGCATTATTTTTAATAATAGCTAAGAGTCTTTCTATAATGTATCTTTTATTTTCAATGCCGTCTAAATGCGTTCCATCAACAAAAATAGAATCACTTATTACACAACCATTATGTCTTTCAATTCTCATAGTACTTTCCTTTCTTTTACATAATATTTATATTTACCTTTAAGATAGTTCATGTTATGTAATTCTATATCAAAATAAGTACCTATTACAAATGTTTTATGGGATTTCTGTAAGGCATAAACTTTATCTGCTTCTGTTTGGCAGATTTCTTTTGCCAGCATTGCTTCTGTCCACTGTTGAAAAACATTAACTACCCAAGCTCTCTCCCCTTGTTTTCCTATTAATAAATAGACTTTCATATTTTTATTATTTCATAGTAGGGGTAAACGGCAGTTGAGTAGATAACTCGTCTAACACCAAGTTCTTCAAGCATCCACATACATTGGTTACAAGGTCTAGACAAGGCTGAACTGTCATCTTTGTATCTACGGTAGAGGACGAGTACACCGCCTCTAATCCGTTCTTTTGCAAGCTTGCTGAGACAGTCACGTTCGGCATGTAAGCTACTTTCATAAGTGCTAAATGCTCTGCTACCCGTTGATTTATATCGTATTTGATTGTAACCTCTACTAAGTATTTTGTTTCCATTTATAAATATAGCTCCTATAGGTTGATGATAAGTTGACTTGTAAGATTCTAGCTTTGCTAGATGTAACATACGTTCTATTTTCATAATAGTCTTTAGTGGGTGGTGTGGGATTTGATACCCACATCTTCTCGGCAACAAACCAAGGCTCTGTACTCTTGAGCTAACCACCCTTTCTATGTTAATCTTCTTTGTGTATAAAAGAGAGACACTCACCTAATTCATCTATAATAACCTGCTCATCTTCAAATTTACCTGCATGAAGAAAACAAATTGGTTGTTCATATTTCATATTAGGAGAGTGATAACTATTATAATGACACCTTATATTTTCACAGTAAATGTGCTTACGCACCAAATGGATCACTCTCGTCTTTCATATTAAAAGGTGGTTCATCAGTAGTCTTTACAGAAGAGAAGTCAGCAGTCAATTCCTTTAGTTGAAGAGTACCTGCACTAAAAGCAGCAAACTCTTTTGCTACTCTAAAGACTTCTTGTACCAAGAAATCAGGAGTAACTTTCTTAGTATAAAGCCCTGCATCAACACCCTTATTTACAAAACTAACAGCGTTAGTTAATGCATTTTGACGTTGAATAGATGCTTGTTTCTCAGGGTCTTCTTTATAACCACCACCTCCACTAGATGTTCCACCAGAAGATGCTTTAGGGGTACTAGAACCACTACCACTAAATCCACCACCAAAAGCAGGAACAGAACCATTACCTTTTTCAATAAGAGTAATAGCATCATCACTTCTATATAGATTAAAGAAATCTCCATTTTTTTCAATCTTTAGTTCTACCTTATCTCCAACTGCTAGATCAGCTACAACAGAACCAAGATAA